TACCCCGCCATCAGGCCCAAGCTCTCGACCGGCCACGTCGTGACGTTCGAAGGCTCGGACCTGTTGTCCCGGGCCATTCGCCTTTTCGCGCCGGGCGGCAGTCATACGGCCATGGTCCTGCGTCTCACCGACTGTCCCGACACGGTATTTCTCATCGAGGCCCTTGAGCACGGCCCCACGCTCACGCGCATGTCTCGCCGGATCAGCAACTACAGGGGCCAAGTCCACGTCCAGATGCCCGTCATCACAACCAGGCAACAGCAGGCCATTGCAGCCATGGCGCTGCGACTGCTCGGGGCCCGGGTCGGCTACGACTACCCGTCGCTGATTCGACAGGCGCGCCGGCGTGTCGCGATGAACATGAAACGCGGCTTCTGCTCCGAGACCGTTCAATACCTGCTCACCAATGCCTGTGTGATGCCGCCACAGCTGGAGGCCATGACGCCGGGAGAACTGCGCCGGGCGCTGGGATGCGAGGTGACGTTGGCCGCCTACACGGCAGACTGCGAGGCCGTGGACGTTGGGGGCATGGCGTGACGCTCGATAACCTCGCCCTCGTCACATACCCCGTCCTGCTAGTCGTGCTGGCGTTTTTTGTCCGCAAGTGGATGGATGACATCAAGAAGGCCATCGAAAAATACAGCGAACAGCAACGGCTGTGTCAACTGTCGCTGGCGACCACCTATCGGACCAGGGCCGAGGCAGAGCGTGCATGGGCACAGCACATCCTCGAAGAGGCCGAGCAAGACCGCGTTATTGACGACCTCAAGACGCGAGTGGCGAGGATCGAGGAACGCATTCCCGCGAGAGTCGGCCAGTAGCCGCGAGAACCAAAACCCTGCGGCGGCTGCCCCGGATCGTCGGGGCCAAACCCCGGCCGCCGATATGCCCCGCAGGCCAGATAAGCCGGGGTGGACGGATAAACGGACGCCTCTTTCGAAAGGCAAGTTGGTCGGCCAAGTCGCCGACCAGGGTGAGCCTGCCCCGGGGGAAGCCAGCGACAAGCCCCGTCAACAATGAGCGCTGGGTGTGCATGGCTGGTCCGATATTTCGCAGGGCATAAGGCAAGACGAGTCAGGGCCAGATCGAGATTCTACGGGGTAGGAGAGGTGCGTGTGATGAGTGGAGGATGGCCCTACAGCACCGCTCGATGGCGCTCTCTGCGGGCTGCAAAACTGCGATCGAACCCGATGTGCGAATACTGTCCGCCTCATGCCCAGGCCGTCGCCTCTGAGGTTGACCACAGACAATCGATAAATAACGGGGGCGATCCGTGGGAATGGGATAACCTAGCGTCGTCGTGCGGCACCTGCCACAAGTCCAAGACGGTCGCTGACAAGCAGGGGCGGCCATGGGTGCGAAAGGGATGCGGTCCTGACGGGATGCCGATTGATCCGATGCATCCGTGCTACAGAAAATGATGTCTGGGGGGCTGTAAAAGTCTAGGGCTGATGCGGCGAAAACCGAGTTGGCCCAATCACGCGCAGTTTCGTTTAGATTTTGGGGTATTTTTTATGGGCAAGCGAGGACCGAAATCACAGTCTTTGGCGGCAGTCCCCGAGGTGGGGAAGCGCCAAGCGGAACGGCCAAGCCCTCTCCCCGGGATGTCCACGCGCTCCCGGGCCATGTGGCGACGCATCGTGGCGAGTCTCCCGGCCGATCACTTCAGGGACGGCGACCTTCCGCTTCTTCGCGACTACTGCGAGGCCTACGACCGAAGCGTACAGGCCGAGGCCGAGATTCGCAAACATGGCCTACTTGTCCCGGCTGGTTCTGGCTTGCTCATCGGCAAGGGTAAGGACGGCGAATCCAAAGTGGAGGCGTTGACCCTCAAGGCCAACCCGGCTTGCGCCATAAAGACCGCAGCCGCCCACACCATGAAGGCCTTGGCCGTGGCCCTGCGCCTGTGCGCCAATTCCCGGATGACGCCGAAGCAGGCCGGCAAGGAAGAGAAGCCGGCCGCCACGCCGTCCAAGCGGAAGATGTTTGGTGGCTGATCTTAACCTGGAGCGCGCCCAAGCGGTCACCGACTTCATCGAGACGCTTCGCTGTCCCGACGGGGCGCACGCCGGCGAACTTATCGTTTTACGCCCCTGGCAGAAAGAATTTATCCAGTCCGTCTATGCCCCCATGGACAGCCGGGGCTTTCGCCGCATCCGCGAGGCCATCCTTTCCATACCCCGTAAGAACGGGAAGACCGCCCTTGTCGCCGGCATCTGCCTGGCCCACCTCTGCGGCCCCGAGGCCATCCGAAACGGCCAGCTTTACAGCCTCTCGATCGACCGGGAGCAGGCCGGCATCCTGTTCAAATACGCTTCGGCCATGGTCTACGCCGATGAGGAGCTTTCCCAGCGGCTGAACGTGATCGAATCACGCAAGAACATCGTGGACCCTGTGAGCGGGTCTGTCTACGCGGTCCTGTCGGGCGAGAAGAAAGGCAAGATGGGCAAATCCACGTCGATCATCCTGTTCGATGAGCTGGCCGAGTTCGGCCGCGACCGGACGCTTTACGACGCGCTGATGACCTCTCGCGGGGCACATGACGAACCCCTGGCCTTTGCCTTCTCCACGCAGGCGGCCGACGACAAGGCGCTGCTCTCGGAACTGATCGACTACGGCTTAAAGGGAGAAGACCCCACCGTCGTTTGCTGCGTCTACGCGGCCCCGAAAGAGGCCGACCCCTGGGACGAAAAGACGTGGTTCGACTGCAACCCAGCCCTGGGTGACTTTTGCTCGCTCCAGACCATGCGCGAAGACGCCTTCAAGGCTCAGCGCATGCCCTCGGCCGAGGCCAGCTTTCGGAACCTGCACCTCAACCAGAGGATCGACGCAACCGCCCACTTCATCACCCCTGACGCCTGGCGGTCCAATGGCGAGGAGCCTGACCTTTCCGTCTTTGAGGACCAGCCCGTAACCGGCGGCCTGGATTTGTCCGGCAAAAACGACCTGACGGCCTTGGTCTACGTGGCCCAGGACGCGGCCGAGCTATGGCATGTGCTGCCCTGCTTCTGGACCCCGGGGGACAACCTGCGCGACCGTGAGGACCGGGACAAGAACCCCTACTGCCTGTGGCGTGACCAGGGGTTTTTGAACGCCGTCCCAGGGAAAACCATCGACTACCGCTATGTTGCCCGGGCCATAGCCAACCACATAACCCGGATGAACATCGTCGGCGTCAAGTTCGACCGCTGGCGCATTGCCGATTTCCAGCGGGCCTTGGCCGAAGAAGGTGTGGAGTCCTGGATTGAAGGCGTCGATTGGTCGCCTCCCCCAAAAAACCACACCGGAACTTGGCCGCCCATGCCTGACGGCCTGCGCCTCATCCCCCACGGCCAAGGCTTCAAGGATATGACACCAGCCGTGGAGATTGTGGAAGACGTTTTGGTCGAGGGCCGGATGCGCCATGGCATGCACCCTGTCTTAACCATGTGCGCCATGAATGCCCGCATACAGTCTGACCCTGCCGGCGGCCGGAAATTCGACAAGCTCAAGTCAACCGGCCGCATTGACGGCCTTGTCGCCCTGAGCATGGCCCTGAATGGGGCGACCGGGGCCAAGCCGGAAGAGGCGAAGGCGGCAGGGATTTTCGACTGGAACGCTTACCTGGAGAGTCGGTCGTGATGCAGACGCAGGATCAGGCCGTTATAATCCCTTTCGCCGGCCAGTGGTCGCCATTCCGCGAGGCCGGCCGGTGCCCCGCATGCGGGGAGTGGGTTAAGGTCGGCAGACGTGGGAAGACGATGCCTCCGGTGGGGAAAAGCCGTGTTAGGTATCTATACTGTGAATGTGGAAAGGCGTTTAAGGCAACAGAGACAGACGGAACTGTTTAGACAAAAAAAGACATCGCAAAAGAATATATTTTACAAAACACGACTAATCACCAAAAAAAGTCTTAACCAAATACGGCAATGACAAAGTAAATATTAAATATGAGCCAAACGCAGTAATCAACCACTTCCAAACCACGTCTACAGATTCCGATTTATTAGATTGAAATGTTACATATGGTCTAATTTTACTAGACAACACCCAGAAAAAATACAATCCAACAAACACAACGGACGCCAAATAAACCAATCGATGTGTGTGAAAAGAAAAAATAGCAACGCCAGGAACAAGCATAGCGAGTCCGGACAACATACCACTCACAAAAGGACTTAGATGAAATATGTAATTAGTATTTTTGCACGTAGATATGAAGCTAAGTATTTTTCCACTAACTCCAGACGCGAATTCTCTAGGGTTGTCTCCCTCAAAACTAACTTTTACAGTTGAATGTAATTTGCTTTTATCAAAATCTATATCAACGGACAAAATCGTTGCAAACCGATTGCTCGCTGAAAATTTAACACAAACTCTATTTGTGTTGTCACTGAATTTTGAAAGAGAATAATCATCCATCGACAGCAAATGCTCTGTTCCAAAATTATCTCTTATTGATATATTCATTTTACATTTTAGGTCATCACTTTTCATGACGTCACTTAAACAGATGCTGTTTAAATATTTTTCAAGCCTACTGACAAGGTCTACGCTTACGACACATGAAGGAATATTGATCTCTGCAACGAACTGACTCATTTAGCATCTCTCCTCGTAATCGTATTTGTTTTGTGTTATATTTTCCACATATCTATCCATGACGCTGTGAATCAGCAAGTGATTTCCGCCCACGGAAACAGTCTCCTAGCGTTTTATTCTAATCGCTCCCTACCATAGGCGGCATGTCCTGGTGGAACCCCATATCCTGGCTTCGCCGCACCCCGCAAAACTCCTACGGCGCTGACCCAATCGCCGAGGAGGAGGCCATCCGGCTTGTCGCCGGGGGCTACGGCGTGCCCACGGCCTCGGGCGTGGTGGTCAACGAAAAGACCGCCATGCGGGTTTCCACCGTCTACCGCTGCGTGTCCCTCATCGCCGGCACCATCGCGTCCTTGCCCTGCGAGGTCTACCGCCGCAAGGGCGACCGTTCCGAGGTCGCCGAGGATCACCCGGCTTTCTGGCTCCTCCACAATGAGCCGAATGCGCTCATGACGGCCAAGGTCTTCTGGGAAACCTTCATGTGGGCCGCCTTGATGCGGGGGAACGGCTATGCCCTGATCGGCCGCACGGCTCTCGGCGCGCCGACAAGCGTGGCCTGGGTGGCGTCCAACTGCGTGAGCCCCCAGCTTTCCCAGGACAAGACCCGGCTCCAATACGTCATCCGCACCGCTTCCGGCGAGACGCGGCGTTTCGACCAGGACGACGTGCTCCACGTCCCGTTTATCGGCTGGGACGGCCTGGAAGGTCGCAGCCCTCTGGAATGCGCCCGGGAATCCATTGGCTTGGCGACGGCCGGCCAGGAGTTTAACGAGCGCTTTTTCAGCCAGGGCAACGCGGCAGACATCGCCCTTTCGTACCCGCAGAGCCTCTCCCCGGATCAGGCAAAGCGCCTGCTGGAGACGTTTGAATCGAACCGCACGGGCCTGTCGAAGATGCGCCTCCCCCTAATCGTTGAAGGCGGCGGGAAAGCTGAACGCCTCGATTTCACGGCCGAGGACTCCCAGCTTCTGGAATCCCGGTCTTTCCAGGTCGAGGACGTGTGTCGGTTCTTTGGCGTGCCGCCGCACATGGTTGGCCACACCGAGAAAACCACCTCCTGGGGAACCGGTGTCGAGCAGCAAACCCTCGGCTTCGTCCAGTTCACCCTTCGGGCCATCCTCAAGGGCATTGAGCAAGAGATCGACCGAAAATTGCTCCGATCCGGCCGGTTCTTCTGCAAGTTCAACATGGACGCCCTGCTTCGCGCCGACAGCCAGGGCCGGGCCAATTTCTACAAGGCCGCCCTGGGCGGCACGCAGTCCCCGGGATTCATGACCGTCAACGAGGTGCGCGCCCTCGAAAATCTGCCGCCAGTTCCTGACGGAGACAAAATTTACGTGCCCGTTCCGGCCGCGCCGGCGGGCGACAGCAGCCAAAACACCGGGGGCCAGGGAGGCGACAATGCCGTTTGATCGCAAAACCGCCCGCGAACTGTACGCGGACGCCGAGAAGGCGGCCAAGGCGCGCGCGGCCAAAGGCAAGCCTTTGCTCCTCAGCCCTCAGGCCAAGACGGATGGCGATGAAGCAACGGTCTACGTCTACGACGCCATCGGCTCGTGGTTTGGGATCGCGGCGGCCGATTTCGTGTCGGCCCTGGCCGACATCAAGGCCAAGACCATCCATTTGCGCATCAACAGCCCCGGCGGCTCCGTCATGGAAGCCGAGGCCATCCAGACCGCCTTGCAGCAGCACCCCGCCCGGATCATCGCCCATATCGACGGTTGGGCCGCGAGCGCTGCCACGTTCGTGGCCTTGGCCGCCGATGAAATCGAGATCGCGGACGGCGGATTCTTCATGATCCACCGGGCTTGGGGCGTGGCCATCGGGAACGTGGACGACATGGTGGAATTGGCCACCATCCTCGAGAAGATGGATGCCAACATTTCCGCCGACTACCAGCGCAAGACCGGGGCCAGCGCCGAGCAAATTGCGGAGTGGATGGCCGCCGAAACGTGGTTCTCCGCTGCCGAAGCCCTGGAGCACGGCTTCGTGGATCGCATTTACAAGCCGGACGAGAGTGAAGACGACGACGACCAGGATGGGCCCAAGGATTCGCACGACGCCGCCGGCCAGAATCAGGCCGGCAAGCTGGCCCTGGCCGCCCGGCTGCGGGCGCTTCGGCTGGTCGAAATAGGCCTTTAGCGGGTTTCCCGCGCCATCATAACCGACGCCAAGGAGAAAGCACCATGGCTATCAGCATTCAGGCCCTGCGGGAAGCCAAGGCCAAGAAGGTCGAGCAAGCCCGCGCCATCGCCGACAAGGAAGATTTCGGTCCCGAGGATCAGGCGTCCTTTGACGCCCTCATGGCCGAAGCCGCCGCACTGGACAAGCGCATCCAGAACGAAATGAACCTCCAGGGTCTGACCGACCCGGCCGAGGCCACGGCCACGGCCGCCGGCGCGGCCTCGCGCGTCGAAGTCGAAGCCAAGCCCGTCTATCGTAACCTGGGCGAACAGATGTTGGACGTCCGGGCCATGACCCTGGACAACGCCGACGCGCCCAAGGCCCGGGAGCGGTTCCAGCAGGTGGTCAACGCGGCCGGCGCGTCCACGGGTATCGACTCCGAAGGCGGCTATCTGGTCGAGACGGACAAAGCCGCATCCATCATGGAAACCGCCATCCAGACCGGCGTTCTGTCCTCGCGCTGCACCCGTCAGCCCATCGGGGCCAACGCGGACAGCTTCGAGTACATGGCCGCCGACGACCGCGACCGCTCCACCGGCATGCGCAACGGCATTCAGGTCTACCGCAAGGGCGAGACCGACACCATGGCCTCCTCGGGCAAGGCCGGCTTCAAGCCGCGCGAACTGCGCGTCGAGGACATGTACGGCCTGCTCTACGTCACCAACCGCATGCTGCGCGATGCCGTGGCCCTGGCCTCCTACGCCAAGCGCATCCTGCGCGAGCAGTTTGCGTTCAAACTAGATCTAGAAATTTTCGAAGGAAACGGCGTCGGCCGCTGCCTGGGCATCATGAAGTCCGACCTCCCCGTGTCCGTCGCCAAGGAGACCGGCCAGACCGCCAAGACCGTCGTGGCCGCCAACGTGGTCAAGATGCTGGCCCGGTTCACCGGCAACGTCGCCAACGCCGCCTGGTTCATCAACCAGGACGTGTTGCCGCAGCTTCCGCTCATGACCATCGGCCAGCAGCCCGTGTTCATCCCCGGCGGCAGCTTCGCCAATGCCCCCTTCGGCTCCCTGTTCGGTCGGCCCATCGTGCCCATCGAGTTCTGCGAAACCCTCGGCACCAAGGGCGACATCATCCTGGCCGACTTCTCCGAATACCTGCTCATCGAGAAGGGCGGCATGGAAGAGGCCGAGTCCATCCACGTCAAGTTCCTGACCGACGAGACCGCCTACCGGTTCATCACCCGGAACAACGGCCAGCCCATGCACGACGCCCCGCTCAAGCCGCTCAAGGGCGCCAACACCCTGTCCCCGTTCGTCATGCTCGACACCCGGGCCTAGACCTGACGGGCAAGGAGACACGCCATGCGCAACCTGATTGAGAACATGAGCATCATCGAAGCCATCGCCCCGGCCACCGGCGCGGCCGACCTGTCCGGGGACTACATCTCCATGAAGAACGCCGAGCATGTGACCGTGCTCGTGCACATCACCCAGGGCAACGCTGCCGTCGTGCCCATCACGATCAACCAGGCCAAGACCGTGGCCGGCGGCAGCGCCAAGGTGCTGGAAAAGGCTGTTCCGATCTGGCTCACGGCCGACTGCGCCGCCTCGGACATCCCCGCGCGCCAGACCGACGACGTGGACTTCACCACCGACGCCGCGCTCAAGCACAAGATCGTGGCTTTCGAGATTCCGGCCGGGGCCCTGGACGTGGACAACGGCTTCGCCTGCATCCAGGTCGTGGCCGGCGCTTCCAACGCGGCCAACATCATCGCCGCGCAGTACATCGTGACCAAGCGCCGCTACGGCGGCGTGTCCATGATCGTGGACTAGACCCGACCGGCGGCCTGGCTTCGGTTGGGCCGCCTTGAGGATACCATGGGAATCCGCGTCATCACCCCGCCGACCGTCGAGCCCGTCACCCTGGCCGAGATCAAGGCTTTTGCCAGGATCGACGCCACAGGGGACGACTCGGCCGACGCGGCCAACGATGCACTGCTTTCGTCGCTCATTACGGCGGCGCGGGAGGATGCGGAGCAGATCATCCAGCGGGCGATCCTGGCGCAGACCCTGGAATTGACCCTGCCCCGGTTTCCCCGGTGGGGTCGGTGCATCGAGCTTCCCCGGCCGCCTCTCGGCGCGATTGTTTCCGTCACCTACTTCGACGCCAGCAATGCAGCCGTTCCCATGGACGAGTCGGCCTATTCTCTGCTGGACGCATCAGAAGCCATTCCCCCGTCCATCTACCCGGCTCCTGGCGGCTTCTGGCCCGACGCCTACCGCCGGCCGGACGCCGTAGCTGTTCGCTACTCGGCTGGCTGGGCGAACGCTGCAGCCGTTCCCGAGTCCATCAAGTCTTGGATCAAGATCAAGGCGGCCACTCTGTGGGCCAACCGAGAAAGCGTCATGGCCGGCCCTGGTTCCCTGGTAGCCGAAATGCCGAGCCGATTCTTGGACGGCCTGTTGGACCGGTGGCGCGTCACGGGGGTGGCGTAATGGCCATCCGGTCAGGAGAGCTAACGCACCGCATGGCTATCCAGGCCGAGACCACGGTCATGGACGCCGGCGGTGAGTGGGTCCCGACCTGGGCCACAGTTGCCACGGTCTGGGCCAAGCTCTGGGCCAAGTCCGGACAGGAGCGGCAGATGGCCCGGGCGAACCAGGCCGTCGTGTCTCACGGCGTGCTCATGCGGTCTTTCCCAGGCCTGACCACGGCGCACCGGCTAGCTATGGGCACACGGACCTTCGCCATCACCTTCGTGAACGACACCGTGCCAGGGCAACTCACTTTGGACGCGACCGAAATCCCGGGGAAGGAGGCCGCCTAGATGCCACCCCGCAGCGACGTTCGCCCCCTGGTCCGCAAGGCTTTAGTTGCGCGCTTCAACGCGCACCAGACCCATGCCTTTGCTGCGGGCATCGGTGGGCGCTTCGCCTATGCCAAGGCCGTCCGGGGGTGGGCCCTGCCCTACGCCGTATTTTTCTTCGTCGGGGCCGACCCCGAAGACTCGTGGTCCGAACGCGGCGACGAAGTCACGATTCAAATCTCCGTGTGGGCCAAGACGGCCGGCCAGGCCGAAGACTTGGCGTCAGCAGCTTTCGACCTTTTCGAGAGCCAGACGATGTCTCTCGCTGGCATCGCGGATTTTGAACTGTACCGTTCCGGCATCGTCCCCACCATGGACGAGTCCGACGAAACAACCGTGATCTGGCAGGCCGGGATAGAACTGGCCGGCCTGGTCCAAACCATCTCGTAAGGAGATCGCCATGGCTCTGCGAGCGGAATTTCTCAAGGCCGTCAATTCGGCCGTCGTCCTGGGGGCGCTTGCCGGCGATTCGGCCGTGGTCAAAGGGCTCAACTCCCTGACCATGCCCGTCGAGTCCCGGGACCTGCTTACCTTTTCCACCTTCGGCGTGGATTTCCAGACCCAGGAAGTCGGCGAGGGCAAGCGTTCCGCCGCCGCCTTCTCTGGCTATGCCATCCTCGGCGACGACGAGGGCCAGGCCGCCTTGGAGGCCGCCATGATCGCCCAGACGAAGATGAAGGACGTTCGCTTCTACTTCGACTCGGTGACCATGCACTTCCGCGCCCTTGATCTGGCCAGCGACCCCGACGGGTTCTTCCAGGTCTCGAAGGCCGGACCGGACGGAGCGGCCGGCAAGAACGACGCCTACAAGTTCGCCGGCGAAATGCCGTGCGGCGGCGCGCTCAAGACCTTTGCCTTCCATGTCACCGGCTCGGACATCGCCTTTGCGGCCACCGGTTCCAAGATCACCTCGACGTCCACCGACTTCGTGGCCGCCGGCTTCAA